ACTACACTATGCTATGTGGGACTCAAGTCCTACGTCTATCTCAAAACTTGGTGGATGTAGCTAGATTCGAACTAGCGATAGTTACCGTATGAAGGTAGTGCATTACCACTTTGCTATACATCCAAATTTGGTGGACCGCCGGGGACTCGAACCCCGATTACTAACGTGCAAGGCTAGTGTAATTCCCCCTATACTAGCAGCCCAAATATATCCCTTAAGGTTTCCGGCGCATTGGTCCGGACATAGTATAGAATCAGAATCTATCTATCATCGTCATCCTTAAGGTATTCATAAACAAACTAGTGGGTCGCTGCCGACAATAGTATACAATATAATTGATTCGTCTAGTTTGTTTGTGAATACCCTGTATTTCTACAGGATATGTTAGGGTCAATGCCCTAACCAGTTATTTGTACTCTGCTGTTACCGCCAGCATTTCATCCAACTGTCCGCCCGTTTAAAGTTTATTATAGTGTTCTTTCAGGTCCTCGTTACCTGGGCATATAGCACTTATTCAACACTGTCTATGCGTGAAGCGAAAACTTTTTACGGTTTTCTAGTTCCTTCCTTGCACGTTCTAACTTTTCTTGAATCAACGTATCACGTTGTTCAGTTGTTAGCGTATGCTCGGTAGTAAACTTTACTTCACGAATTCTTTTATTAAAGTCTACTTTCAAATTCTTTCCTTTATACAAGCAAAAACCCTAGGGTTTTTAATCCTAGGGTCCTTTAAGTTTGTTAGTTACTTTGCTAGTTAAGCGTAACCATCTCCCTCTAAGAACCCTAAGCTAATCTCCGGTGCGCGATCATTCGTATTCAAACTAAACGACATCGCTGACCAATAGGCTACTGTGCCTAAGGTAGACTGCTGTTGTTGTTTAAGTGAATGAAGAATGTGTTGCATCATGTTTGTATTGTATATTTATTTACCTTTGTTGTCAACCTCTTTAACAACTTCTGGTAAATTTATTTATCTCTTTGTTTAAACTTTCGTTTGTTTGTTTGTTACAAGCCTAGATTGTACACTGTACTGTATATAGTTGTCAAGCCTTGTGCAACATTTTTTCTCTTGCGCTTGTCCGAAACCGAATTCCACATGTTTTCAACGCCCATGCGCCACGCACGTTTTGCAGGATCCGAGTCAGGTAGCTTGAAGAACCATTCATCCCTTGGTGAGAACACTAGGCTTGCGGGCTTAACCTGGTAAGGCACTGGCTTCCATGTGGGGTATATTAACTGATTCACTAGGGGAAGGTCAAGCCAGTGTACCTTGCGATCTACTACTGTAAAGTTCCGAAAGATGTTGTCTGCTCTATTGGTAGACACATGTTCTGTTGGCGAGCTTACAGTTTTCATGAAGTTCTTGACCACGTGCGCTTGTTTGATCAGCATAGTTGCACAGTCTGGATCTAGGTAGAACAGTTCGTTGTGATCGCGTGGGTCGTTTTGCGTCTGTATCCTGTTGCCCACTGCATTGTCTATCGCATCTGCAAAATGCAGGCAATAACCCTTTGCTGTCCAAAACACGCGGGGTTTGTCCACGCCATATATGAACCCGACCTTCTTACCTTCATCCATCAATTTGACCCACTCGGGTACGCGAAACTTGAGGTCTTGCTTGACCATACTGTTAGGATTAAGGAAAGTGTTTAGACTATAGGTCCAATCTTCCATGCTTTTATCGTTGAAGCAATCCACTGTGAACTGTGCAATGTCCACTAGTCTATGCCTTAGTCCGGGAATGGCTTCTACTGTGGGTACTGCTACGTTGTAGATTTCTCCGTTTAACCAATCGTTCTTGTCACCCGTTGCAGCATAGTTAACAATGCTAGCACACTCGTCCAACTTGATTCCGTTGTTCACAAAGGTGTCAAGAATGTTTGCGCTGTCTGCGCCTCCCGAGTACCAAAGTACTAGGTAGTCGTACTTGTCCCGCAGTTGTTCTGCACGTTGTCTGTAAAGTTCGGAAAGTGTTTGCTCTGGTTCTACTGTCCAGTTGTGCGCTGCAAACTCTGCATCGTTGAAATGCCATTTCGGTGGCAGGTTAAGTTTGTCTGCTGTGTATATTGCTTCCAGCTTGCTGTAGAACTTTAGCTGGCCTACTTGGTAATAACCAAATTTGTCTGGATTGTTGAATATATGCACTTGGTAGGAGCGGAGGGAGTCGAACCCTCATGAACCAATTATCTGTTGCTTACGGGATATAAATCCGCCGTTTTACCGTTAAACTACACTCCTAATAAATTAGGATATTCGTATTAAGGAAAAGGCGTTTGGTGTCATGTAAGTTATTTATGGTGCGAGAGACGGGACTCGAACCCGTATGCCTTTCGACGGGAGATTTTAAGTCTCCTGAGTATACCATTTCTCCACTCTCGCAATACTATCTATTATATATGCTTGACGCCGCTGTGTCAAGCAATTTGTTTGGTCCGGCGTGCAGGAATCGAACCCACATTCATGAGGTAGAAGCTCATTGTACTATCCATTGTACTAACGCCAGTTGTTTGGTGCACCAACTAGGATGCTTTGTGCGACCTACTGGATTCGAACCAGTCCCGTAAGAATTATGAGTTCTCGGCACTACCTCTATGCTAAAGTCGCTCAAAACACCCTTTTCGAATTTCTTTTATTTCTGCTTCCTTGATTATACGCAATGTTCCATTAAATTGCGACCACTTAGCCCTATCTCTTTCTGTTTCGTAACCTTTAACTTCAACATACATATCCAATGATTGTATATAAAAATCAGGATAGTAAGTTCTTTCTCCGTTCCACTGATAAGAGAATCCTGTCAACGGCCTAACTGGATTCAATCCTTTTTCTTTAGCCCATTTATAAAATTCAACTTCCCACTGACCTTGGAATTTTACATCGTCAAATATTATTTGCTTTGTCCTGCCACGATTTGAAGAAGTATACGATTCTGGGTTATTGTCAACTGCTCTTTTCATTGCAGTTGATTGCTTGACTTTATTGTTCGGATCACTCCACCTAGAGTTGTTTAGTCGGGTAGTTGATTCGCTTAACTTTTTCCGTGTATTATCCGAACAAGTTGCACCATACGTATATTGGTTCGCTCCTTTTTTACCGAGCATACCAAACGATGGCATTACCTGCGCCCCATCCGGATTTTCTTTACACCTAATCTCGTGTTGCTGATTAGATCTCAAACTTTTAGCTATCCTAGAACAATGTCTGCATATTAACATATTGACTCCCACAGTATTTATGCCATCGGAGTCGACTGCTCTACCTACATCTCTTGCGTATAAAACGCATCATCAAGTAATTGTAACATAAAAATCTTTCCTGTGTTACTGTTTTGGTAAACAGTGCTTGCTTGTGCTGTGTGTTGCCCGGCCATGTTGCTAAATGCTTGTGCATGGTACGGCGTTGCTGATCCACCGGCGAACGTATAGAGTCTACTGTCACCTGCTTGCGCTGGTAAAAATACTGCCGGTGTTCCGTTTACTGACATTACACGAGTGTAGTAGTCGCTGCCTAATGTGTCAAGTTGGTTGCCCTCAACATAGGTGTTTAGACCTGCACCAAGTAACACTTTTCTCACAGGTGCTGCCGGGAACACATTGCTGAATGCCAACACAAAATCCTTCTGCCCATCCCCGTTTACGTCAACTACTGCTGAGTTAATTAGGTCCTGCCCGTTTACCCCAACCCCAATGCTGTATTGTAACTGAAATGCGCTGTTGTAAACTGCAACAATACTGGAATATCCTGCAACACTTCTGTTATTACCCATCAGCACGTTGATGTCGCCATTTGGCTGATGTGCAATAGCACAGGTTGCAAACCATTGCCCACCGAACTTCCAAATGTCTGCTGTGAAATTTCTGTTGCCATTGTTTACATACAAGATGCTGGCTCCTTGATTGCCCGCTACCAGCATGTCCATATCACCGTCGCCGTCAATGTCGTCAATGCAGGCACCGTGCGCCATCACACGTTCAGCAAACACATCTCGAGTAAACTGCCCGTTGTTCCAAAACATCACGCTGTTGGTTGAGTCCATTACTCCACCGTCTTTGAATCCCGGAACAAAAATGTCATTACGCCCATCATTGTCAAAGTCGGCAATAAACACATGCTGGCTACCACTTACTGTGTTAACCGGAAGCAGGTCTGTTCTATCAGTCAATGTGCCATTTGCGTTTTGCACAAATACCCAAATACGAGCAGGAGTCCCATCAAAGTCCCATCCACTAATGACCACGTCCTCAAGTCCGTCCCCGGTCAAGTCGCCTACTGCTGTATTGTACACCGTGTTGGGATGAGCGCCTGTGGTCGTGACCAGCGCACCCAAAATTGATGCCGCAGGTGTATTACTTACAGGGCTTGCGCTGCCGCCACCACCTCCGCCCCCACATGCTGTAAGGACCAGGCAAGAAAGTAATACTAAAGTTTTACGCATTTCGTTCATCCATTAAAAAACGGTACGTTGCATTATAGCACAGGTACCGTTTTTGGGTAAGTTGATGTTGTTTTATTGCAACTATCGTTTGGCTCTCATCCCATTATCGGCACCAGCTGGCGCAGCTCTCTTACCAGGAGGGGTTATCTTAGTGTGGCCGCCTACAATAGACTTGGGTGCAGCAACTGGTGCTGTTGGCGCAGAATCTGATGCGCCCATGTCATATCCAGCGTCACCAAGAAGCAATGTTACCTTGGGCATACCTTCGCTTTCAGGTCCATAGATATAGGGCATATCGCTTTTGATCTTGCCAATCATCGAATCGTAATCCTCAAAGTATTGAGCAGACTCTGTCTTCACATCCATTAGCAACATTCCATCAAACTTACTATATTCTTTGTAGTTGTCAAATCCAACTGCAAGAATAGCTTCACGAATGTCGGCTGGTGCGCCACCTTCTAATGCTTGTTGGTAACGTGAGTTGTCAACTGCATTAAACAGACCATCAGCCATTACTTTAGTAACTGCATTGAGTTGGTTTGGATCGATTACTGGGCGGATCTTGTTTACCCAGTAGTCTGGGTTAATGCGCTCAGGCAATGCTTCAATTTGACCATTTGGGCCCGGAACCATTGCACCTTGAATTGCCTTAAGAATGCCTTGCATGTTCATGTTAGCTTTACGTGTGTTGATCCAACGTCCACCACTACTGATACTTGTTTTTACTTCAACTGCTTTGTTTCCAACTTGGATATCGCCGCCGCCTACTGCGCGGCCACTCCAGGAAATGTCCGGACTCATTACCGCCAACGCAACTTCGCCGGGGCCAACGCCTTGTGATGTTAGTGTCTTGGCCAACACAATGAACAATTCTTTTGCAAAATCATCTCCATTGATTAAATCATCAAATGAATGGGCATTACCGTCAAGTAACTTGCCAGTGTCAATAATGCCGCGCTTGTATTGTTTAAGGAACGCATCCTTGCTCTCTACTGGAGCATCAATATGCACAATCACCTGTGCAATTTGTTTAATAAATCGCGATGCATCGGCATCTTTAGATAGAACGCCAGTGATACGTTCCTCAATGTTGCCGGCTTTTAGAGTGTTAAGTACCTTCTGCAATACTGCTGTATCATCAGTGGATTTCACCACGTCAATGACTTGCTTCTTTAAGGCAGGGTCTTCAAAGATGTTAATTAAATTTCGCATGAAGTATTTATTCTTTTATACGGTAGAAATCTTTGTCCAGCCACGTTACTATTAAGTCTTCTTGCCTAACATACCCATGCGCATTAAGGCTTGCAATAGTGCTATCATTGATGAGATTCTGCTCCGCAAGGGTGTACCAATTGGTGGTTTTAGCGTCTAAAGGGTCGCTTGTTTTGTACACAGCCGCATATAGCCAGGGGTCGTTTGCTTCTTTGTAGAAATAAGCATCTCTACAGTCAAACCCACTTACTGCTAACATATACATGAGATTAACAAGAGTATAGTTATGGTAGATTCCGTTATAGCTTCGAGTTTGCAAACGGTTGTATTGACTAAAGATATTTTGAGGAATGCTCAACACCAGCATCCCATTATGATTGATCTGTTGATTCCAGTATCGCAATGTTTGTATTGGGTTTAGACAATATTGAAAACTGTCGTGTGCCCACAATAGATCACAAGGACGAGGAATAACGTGATCGTGTTCAAAGTTTGCCTCTATCGGTTTTACATTATGCAAGTACCTTGCTCGTTGATCAACTTGTGATATATTTTGATCAACTGCATATACGATAAGATTACGTGGTTCTGGTGGGTCGTCGCGTGTTTGTAACCCTGCCCACCATGCTGAGTCCAATCCTGCACCGCAGCCAAAGTCTGCAACAACTGATAGGCTGTCTAGAAAACTATCGTATTCGTATAGTAAATCTAAAACTCTTCTGCTATGCTCGTGACTTGCTTGGGCGTTTTTAAATGCCATTATTGAATTACAATATCTTCCATGCCTGCTGTGCGTAATCGAACAACGTGGCCCATCATGAAGTTTTTGCTTTCTAACCCTTTCATTACCCCAAGCCACTTATTTCTCAATAGAGCAACTTCGTTAATGATAGTTTCCATATCAACTACTTCATCTTCTGCTTCTGCGTATTTTTCAGCATCGCGACTAGTCAATGCACGATTGTACCCTTCAAGGTATTTCTTGTAATGCTTTTGGCGAATCTTGCGTAACTGAATGTTAAGGAAGTTTAGGATAGCTTCAATCTCTTGCAATTGGTTGAATCTATACTCTGTTACCCCCGGTAAGTTACTGATGCTTTTCTCAACGTTTCCGCGGATAGCAATTTCCCCACGTGCATTGATCAACTCTTTTTCAAAGTATTCAATACAGTCGGGAATTTTACTTAGGTCGCTAACAACACGGTTATACCACATAATTAATCTTCGTAACCAGAGTCGATGTCGTCTTCGTCGTCTTCGTATCCTGCTGCATATTCTTTGTACGCTCGCCCCAGTGCTGCATCTGTGCCGCTGAACTCTTTTAATTCAAGGTCGTTTAGTGCGTCAACTAGTAGGCCCATAAGATTGTCTGCTGCTTCTTGTCTGTCTTTAACAGGAATATATTGTTTTAGAATTGTGTACACTTCACTTAGTGCATCTACTTCAATGCTCATTTGATTTCCTTAATTTTGTTAGCGGTATTAGTTTACGGTCCATCTTCAACCCAGCACATGCAAAAACACATAGTGGTCTTGGCTGGGTATTTATTTCACTAGCAATATCTAGCTGCTCAGTCTCTTGAATAGTGTCAAACCCAATTGGGTCAAATCTATCATCAAAAGGATCAAAGTGGCAACAGAGAGTATACTTTCCGCTAGCTGTTATATATAGCCCAGGAGCTTCGAGGTGGGCACAATTCTTTGCTTCCAACTTGCGTTCATGGTTTACTCTGAAGTTAAAGGTTTGATCTTTTGTCCAGGGCTCTAGTACAAACTCTTCACCTGTACGATAGTTCTGCGCTGTCTCAACATTGCGTACTCCTTCAACTAATTCAAAGTCAGTGAATTTTAACTGATTCGCTAGTTTAATGCAAGCGTTGAGTTGGTGCTCGTTGTGCTTAAATGGGATAAATTGCCAAACAGCTTTACCACCCGCATCAATAAACGCTGTTGCATTTTCGATCACTTTGTTAAAGTCAGTGCCTTGTCGATATATCTCGTGGACTCCTGCTAGTCCGTCTAGGCCGAACCAAACTCTGTGGTCAACCTCTCGCAACTTATGTCCCATTTCTGCCCACCAATCTGCATTACGCACACTTCCATTTGTATGGATAGTGATTTGATTTACGCGAGGAATAGTCCAGTCAAGTATTTCATTTAAGTCGGGGTGAATAGCAGGATCGCCGTAGCGACCGCAGAACTGTACTTTGTTTAAATTAGGTAGTGCATCAAGTGCAGTACGTAACTTGTCAACTACTAGATTCTGCGGTACTAGGCCGTCTTTGAGGCCAAACCCATTTTTATTACGAGCACAACTAGGACACCAAGCATTACATTTTGAGCTTAGTTCAACGTGTAAGCTCTTGATGTCCTTTAGTAGCATTACTCTGCTGCTTCTTCTACAACAGGAGCTTCTTCAGCAACGCTCTTGTCAAAGATGTGTGGATTGTTGGTAATGTCAGCCATTACTGTATCCAAGCAGCCGTCATCGTTACGCTCCCATGCCTTGCGGAACTTCTTAATGATTTCGCCTTCGACTGTTGTGTACACAAGGCTGTTGCCTTCTTTCTTCAACATGCCTTTGGCTTCAATCAAGTCAGTCATACCAGAGTATGGATTCATACCTGTTTCGTATGGGATCTTAACTTGCACCGACTCAAACGGCTTTGCGTAACGTGTTTTCATGATCTTACATGCAGCACGGATACCTTTAACTTCAGACACTTTGTTACCGTCTTCGTCTTCTTTCAACTTGAGCTTACGCATAGCAACTACAATAGAGCTAGCGTAGATAAAGCCTTGACCACCGGAGATTTTGTCGTCTGGGTCAAACATGTCCTGTGAGGCGTATGTGTGGTTGGTAGCAACCAATCCCAAGTTCAAGTCACCGAACATGTTTACACAGTTACGAACAAGTGCTGTAAGTGCTTTAGGCTTACGGCCCATGTCACCCTTCATGTCACCTGCGTTAAACTGGTTAACGTCAGTTGGTGTCAGCAACATGCCCAACGAGTCAAGGATGAACAAGACTTTAGGGCGTTGGTCTTCTGGCATAGTTTTGTATTCCTTAACGAACTCGCTAATCATCTTAGCAACATCGTCAATCATGGCCATATTCAGCTTTAGCAGCTTGTCTTCACTTGTGTCCACGTTCAATGCGTGTAACCACTTTTCATCAAGAGCGTTTTCAGTGTCAATCAAGATAGGGAAAATGCCTTGCTTCTGTGCGTTAGCAACCAAGTTGCCCGAGCAAATAAAACTTTTGCCTGCGCCGGATTCACCAGCAAACACTGTAACCTTGCCCATCGGAACACCTTTGGTAAAGTCTCCGCTGATCAAATAGTTCAGTGCATAGTTGTTTGTAGAGACCCAGTCTGTTGGGTCGTTGAAGCCTACACTTAGGCCTTCAATGCTTTTCGTAAGAGTCTTACGAAATTTACTTACGTCAAATGGTTTTGCCATATTATTGTTCCTTGAAAAATAAAGGAGAGCTAGAGCAATGTCTAGTCTCTCCCTTGGTGCAGATTACTGCTTACGGTTGCGAATCATCGCAAGGATGTCTTCGGCTTTTTGGCTGCTTGGCTTGGCTGCTGCCGGAGCAACAACTGGAGCT